ATATAGAATCGGTATGCCCATAAATAACTTCGTAACCCAGTTTTTGAGCCTTAAAAGCAGTTTCACGCATAGCCCTTCTAGCAGATGCAGTAATTGATTTAGCCATTTCCATATCTCCCCAACCGTAATTGTCTTTAGCGAGTATACCGTAAAAAGCATTGACTACTCTCTTAGTAGCCATTTGTGCTGAATCCCACTTCATATACTCTTCATCTGTACTTGCCTCTTTTCTAAGTTTTTTATACTCATCTCTCATAGTCATAAGTTCTTTTACCGCTTTCGATAATAGACCTTCTGTTTTACTACAATAATGAATGTCAGGTTCATCTTGCCACAACATTAGATTCTTAGGAGTATTATACCAAACTGGGTAATCTCCATCTTCTGGTGTTCTCTTTTTGGTTTCCCATGAGATATTCATGGAAGCCATCATTGATGGATAAAGAGATTTAAAATCAAACACGGCAACATCTCTATGTAGCCCAAAGGTTCCTTCTATTTCAGGATTCATAACGAATGCCGCTTCAAAACTTTCCTTTGTTCCTTTTACACCAGAAGGTGCAATCCAATCAGCAACACGCATAAAATATACGCCAGCCATTTGTGAATTATGGAACGTGGATTCAAAGGGACATTTGATTAGTCTTTGTAAGGCTAAACTGTTCTCACTAATGTTCATTTTATTGTCAATATCTACACATAATTTTACATCCTTAATAGCATACTCTAAGTATATACGGGTATCTTCAAGCCAAGCACGTTCATAAAATTCAGAATCTTTGAACTTTGATGTATTAACTTTACCTTCATCTTCGCCTAATACTAACTTAGAACAGTCATCCAGTTTTAGGCTAGATAGAGTTCCCATTTGTGAATCAGTCCACAAACGCTCAAATCTATCCATTAGACAGAATGTTAGTCTGCCCCTAATAGGTTGTGCGCTATTAAAGTATTTGTCTATATTAGAATGGATAGCATCGCCTCTCTTATAAACACCCTTAATACTTCTTAGTGGTGAAAGTCGTGTAGCATCAATACCCATCTCCACTAGTCTATTAACTACTTTGGGAATATCGTAACCTAAAACATACCAACCTAGAATCATATCGGGGTCTTGTTGTTCCATCATTTCTACAAACTTTACCATCATATCTTCTTCATTATCGAAGAAGTAATTTACAACATTAAGGTTTTCAAAACCAGAAATGTACTGCGGTTTATCCTCAGGAAACCATGCAAACAAATAGTAAGTATCTGTATAGTTATCATATACAGTCATCGCAGTAATTGAATCATGATAAATACCCTGTTGTTGTACTTCAATGTCAAAATACCACTTGCGTAGATTGTATTCTTTTATTTCTTCTAGTTTATCCACGCAATATAATCTTCTCATATCTACATCGCCTTGATAGGTTCTAATACCCATGTTCTCAAGACCTTTCTTTACGTTAAATCTATTATCTGGATGACCGTAGAAAACTTTCTTTAGAGGAAAGCCTTCCAAAGAATAACCTTCTTGTGAATTACATCTTAGGACATAGTTATTTTCTCCAAACTTACCTCTAGTTACAAGTTGTCTTGGAACCTTTTCATCAGCCCTGACATAAAAGTAAGGGTCGAAAGGCTTTCTGTCTACTACACGGTTATTATTCTCATCTCTATAAATTAGATTGATTTCATTACCTACATAATCAATTATCATCTCCTTCCCTCCATTCTCTATCTACTTCTACTTTTATGTTAAATAGTTCTAAGTCATTGAATAGTTCTATAATAGCCCATTCAATATTATCCTTTACTGAATTTATAATGTTGAGTTCAGTTTGCTTTTCAGGGTCTGTTGAATAAAAACTTTTGTAGTTGTCATCTTTGAGGTTGGCTCTAATCTCTACTTTGATTCCCCTTATCATTTAAATCACCTCTCGTTTTAAGATAACCAACAACCTTTTCAAATTCCTTAATTAGCCGTTCTACATAAACAGCCGCATCCATTAGTTCTTCTTGTAAGTGGACTAACCATTCAATTGTGGATAAATCACCACGTTCCATAGTTACCCCATACTTTCTTTTTCCTACATCTGCTCTTTGTTGTATTTTATCACAGACGTTATCTTCATACAAACTCATTCTTCCTCACCCTCAGTATTTGAACGTGTGTAGGCTGAAAATAAATCATTGTATAATTTTTTATGAGTTACCATAAGCCAATGAACAAAATCATGAATCATTCTTCTTCCACCTCAGGTAAATGTTCCAATAGAGTTTGAGCAAACTTAGTAGCCATACTTCTACTTCCCATAGCAAATGCAATTTGTATAGGTTGGCTATCTGCATACTTCTTTAAGAAAGAGGTTTCATCTACCCCTAATCCTTTCAACAATTCTTTAATTCTAATATCTAGGTTTTTCACTAGTTCTAATATTTCTTCCATTTTAATTCCTCAGTCTTGGCGCACGTAGCACAGTTACCTTTCTGTTAGCAAAAACAGCAGGTCTTTCATCATCAAATAAGATAACTAATTCATCATCATCTTTGATTATATTACTAATTGGTAAAGACAATTCAACAGTAGCCCTACGGGGTGTTGAATCATCATAACCTTCTACATTAGTTTCCACCTTCTGATTGTTTTCAGAAGACGAGATATTCAATGTAGGGTAATACCAGTCTAATTTGTACACAGAGTTACCTACACGTTCTGCCAAATCGACAGCATTAACAACATATTCAGACCTTAGATTAACTACTGTTTGTAGTTTGAGGGTATCAGTAACTGCTATACCCTCTTCATCTGTATTAGCCATAATACTTCTGTTATCTAAATCTCTCAACCTAGCACCTAACTTTTGTACTACACTCATATTAGTGTGTGTAGTCGTTTGGGGTATAGTAATAATACTCCCATTACATCTAACTTCCAAGTTAGTACCAAAGTGTAATTCCATGTTTTCGGACTTAACAATATACTTCAACAGAATATCCGTATCAATAATATAAGTTCCCTTACCTGTCTTACTTACAATTGTTGGTCTATAGCAAACATATGTAAACTCGTTAGCATTTTGAAAGTAAACATTATCGTCAATTTTAATAACAATATTGGAAGATAGAGAACCCATTTTATTGCTTCTACCTTCATTATATTTACCTCTTAATGTACAAATCTTAATCGCTTTTTCTAATTCTTTTCCTTCTATAATAATCATTCTTTTCACCTTTTCTACAAATCATAACAGCACCCCTAATAATAACAGTCTAAGAATCAAAGTTTATTTTCTTTGATTGCCTCCAGACCGTTCCAAGTTACATCACCCTTATTGTTTTCAAACAACAAGAAAGATTGTCCCTCATTTTCTGCATTAGTTTTTGACTTCAAAACCTTACCGTATAGTTTAGTAACTCCTGCTCTTTCTTCACGATATGTGTGAACGTGTTGAAATAACTTAGCAGTAGTAGACTTTTCCCAATCTGGTTTTTGTCCTACAATCTCAAATCCATCGTGCATATCTTTCATATGCGTGATGAAGAATTTATGACAATTAAGTTGGCAAGCCGCCTTAAATAGTCTTTGGTATTCTTGAGTTCTAGCAAACCATTGTGTAGGAACCATCTTGACTTTATCAGCCAATCGAGGGTCATTACCCTTAATATGATTAAGTCTAGCAATCATGTTAGTAGTATCTAACCATGTGTCTAGTCCATCAAACACAACAGCCTTAACTGCCTTAATCTCAATTTCTTCTTCACCGAATTGAATCTTCTTTTCTTCGATGGCTTCTTTTACCATACCCATAAAGAATCTAGCCATATCAGCAGTAGCCATATAGTCTACTGTCATATCTTCTTTATACACATGAGGATTGTAAATAAATACCTTATCATCACTTGACCAATGTTGCCTCCATGTAGGTTCAGCACCTTCATCAAAATCTAGAATAAATACCCAATGTGTATCTTTTTCTTCTTCTGTTCTACAATCAATTGATAATCCTGTTTTACCAGTTCCTGGGTCTCCACTAATACCACATAGTAGAAATCCAGATTGTTGTTCAATTAATTTCTTTCGTTGCATAAAGGCGTTACGCTTTGCATTAATAAATGCAGATTTAGCATCTTCCTTCTTTGCTTTTTCGTTCAATTTGCTTGCTTGTCCTTGTTTTCCAATTCCCATTGTTTTCACCATTCCTCTTTTATTTCTTCCGTAGTTTTTGATGGGTCTACTCCCATGTCTATTAATTCAGTATCAACCAATACTAGAGACTCTACTATCGCCGTTCTAATATCTAATAATGCTGATATAATTAGTTTCTTATCTTCATCCACATTTGCCAATAAATTATCCATTTCGGCAATTAGCGTTTCTTCATTAGTAACCATTACTCATCACCTTCAAAGTATTCTTCTAATTGCTTAAGTTGGTTTTCATGTACCATACGTGAGAACATCTTTCCACTTTTCATATGAAATCTAACGTTATAATTCTCGTCAAATTCCATATTCTCTTTCCACTCGATACTTTCTACTTCGGTCATATCGAGCAATATTTCGTTTAATTTTACTATCATTTTTTTCTCTCCTTGTGCATAGGCTTTGCACCTACTTGAATGTCATTCACCCGCCAACATTTACACGGGCATTTGAATATCACCAGAAGTTCAAATCTTCCCCTGCTTCTTCTACTTCTTCAACAGCACCCATAGATGTTCTTACGAATACGCCATAGAGATTAATTGATACAGGATTGTATTCTCCCTCAATAGGCATTCCATCATCATCCTTCTTTTGAGTTTGATTTGTTCGACCCACAATGATAACATCTGAACCTGCACCGAAATCAACCTTAATGTTAGAAGGAATCCATACTGGTGTTGAATCAGGTATGTCATCATCATCAAATCCGTATGAAGCATCTAGTGGTTCAATCCACATAACTCGATTACCTGTCTTTTCATTAACAGTCAAGTTTTGACTAGTAACAATACCATCAGTAACAATCAAACGTGTGCCTTGCTTTTGACTAATCATTTCATGGAAATCATCTAACTCCATTAAATCACCCAAATATTCAGCCATACATTCAACCAATAGGGTTTCAATATCCTTATCAGAAACATCTGTAAATCTAGGGTCTTCTGAATCTAGATTATCCAAAGCGGTTAGACTTTGTAATGTCTTATTCTGAATACCATAGATAGCATTACGCTCATCATTGAAGATACCATAAAGGGTAAGCCATTCAAAGGTGTTAGCCTTAAAATTCTTAGCCGCTTCATTCTTCAATTGTAAAGTCCAAAGTTGGTAATCTTCACCTTGCTTTGCACCTACAAAATGCGCTCTCAATTGGAATTGTTCTTTAGGCAAAGGGCGACCATAATTCTTATTCTTATCACCACTAGCCCATGTCTTTACTGCATCAACAGGAACAATCCAAGTATTATCACCAGTTTCCATAGCGGCAGGTGGTAATCCTCCAATTGTCTTTGTTTCCCATTCACCGTTCAATACTTGAGTCTTGACATAATTGCCATCTTCAAGAACAACCTCTGCAACAATTTCATCATTAAGGGCTTGTGAAGAATCTGAACGATACTTGCTCATTACATTCTTACGTCGCCATTCCATAATATCCCGTGTTGGTTCAATTGCAACAAAGAAACCATGACCATGATTTCCATACCCAGTTGATGTTGTAGAAGAACGGTTAG